AGTAAACGTTTACACAAGTGCCAGCCAATTTGTAACAGCATCTGTAAATGGATTTACAGGCTCATGGCCTGGAGATTCTACATCACCAAGCATACCAGTACCTGGAAATATTGTGATACAATCTTTAGATAGTTGTATATATGAGGTGAATTGGGGAGGAGGAGGATATCCTGAAAACACCAATGGTGGAGGAATAAATATGGGTAATATATATTTGGTAGGTGAAACAAAAGACGATGTTGCTATTATTAAACCAGGAACAGACATATATTACGATTTATTAGCCAAAATGTTCCCGTCTGGTTCTACGGCGTACCAATATCAATATTCTAACACAAGTGGTTTACCAAACCAACTAAACATAACATATCCTGCTTTAGGATTACCAAGTGCTAAATACATTTTACCTTCACCAGCCCAATCTTATTTCGCAAGCGGACTATGGCCTGGAACTTTTACCCCAAATCAATCTGGTATTCCAACTGTAGTATTAAGTAGTTCAAATAGTCAAGGTATTTATGGAACACAAATAAATAATAATGGTTACCTATCATCTACTATAGTAGGAGCAGTATACTATAATGCTCTTGTTAATGAAATATCTAATAGTTTAAGTAATGGAGATAAATGGTTTGTTAGTTTATATAGTGGAAGTGGTCCATATTCTAACCCCACAACTGGGCTAGGATATACAGTATCATCATCTACTTTGTACCAATATGGCTATCCGTTTGAAATAGCATCAGCTTACTCATCATCAAATTATGCTTACATAACTTTAAAAACAGGTTCGGGTGTATACAATGTTAGTTCATTTTTTAGTGGTTCTCTTACAACACCAAGAATAATAGGATACTCAGCAAGTATAGCCACAACAGGTATGTTAATAACTAAAGCTGACACACCAACTAACGGTTTAACAGTATATGGAGTTCCAAGTCTAAATTTTGCTGGGACAGGACAAGGTTATATATTGTCTCAATATCCTAAAAAAGTGATAACTGAAAACATAGACTACATTCTTAAAACATACGGTAATAAACCTTAAACTTAATATATTTATAATAAACAAACATTTAAAATGGTCAAAATAGGAATATATAAAATTGTTTCTCCATCGGAGAAGATATATATTGGCCAAAGTATTAATATAGAAAAGAGATGGGAAAAAAATTATAAAACATTAAAATGTAAAACCCAAACAAAATTATATAATTCTCTTAAAAAATATGGTCCTGAAAATCATATATTTGAAGTAATTGAAGAGTGTTTAGAAAATCAATTAGATGAGCGTGAAATATATTGGGGTACACATTATAGTGTTTTAGGTAATAATGGTTTAAATCTAAGGTTAGGCAATGGTAAAGGAAGTCTAAGTGAAGAAACTAAACATAAAATATCATCTAACAGTAAAGGCATTTCAAGAAATAAAGGTGTTCCTAAAAGTAAAGAACATAAAGAAAAAATGTCAAAGGCTGTAAGTAATAGGATATATACGCCCGAAAGATTAGAAAAAATGAAGAAGTCAATGATAGGGAAAAATACAATACCTATATTATGTATAAACGATAATACTATATTTAATAGTATACGAGAAGCATCAATAAAATATAACATCTTACCATCAAGTATAGATAATATTCTTTCTGGGAGAGCTAAACAGACAAAGAAAGAAAAATTAAAATTTAAATATATTAGTTAACTATTAAAACATTACAAATTGGGCTATTTAAATAACAGTATAGTAACAGTAGATGCCATCTTAACAACTAAAGGTCGCCAATTAATGGCACAAAATGATGGTTCATTTCGTATAACACAATTTGCATTAGCAGACGATGAAATAGATTACACTTTATATAATCCTAATCATCCTTCTGGTTCAGCATATTATGGTGAAGCAATTGATAATATGCCTTTACTTGAGGCGTTCCCTCAAGAAAATCAGATGATGAAATACAAACTCATCACATTACCTCGTGGTACTGCTAAGATGCCTATCCTTGACTTAGGATATACATCCATTGTGATTAAACAAGGTGCGTCATTAGCTATTACTCCACAAACATTAAATTACTTAGGTGGAAATACATACGAAACAAGCGGTTACACAGCCACTATAGGTGATGTTAGAACAATGCAAACATTTGAAGGTGTAGGTATTAACACACCACAAGCAACCGCTTTAAACACCACTACAACATTAGGTACAAGCGTATCTAAAACGGTAGTTGGTACTACCATAAACTTACGCGCTACAACAGTAAACACGTTGTTTGGTAGTAATACTGCGCTTTATACTACATTAACTGTAGTAGGTAGAGATAGTGGTGCTAGATTATCCATCCCAGTAACCGTAACAAAAGTATCATAAAAATAAAACATAAAATATTATGGCATTCAGTCGATTAGCCCCTGAAGATTTTGTAGTAAGTTCAGACGCCATTTCATCAACCTTATGGTCAAATGGGAGTCCAACGTTAACTACATTCTTCACATCCTCAACCCAAGCAGCTGGGTCGTCAGGAAACTTTTACTTAAACGTATACCAAACTGCATCTACAGATGCCGCCGCTGCTATCCAATTCGCTATCGCCTATGGTAATGGTGATGGTAGTGGTAGTTTATGTTACAACGCTGCTGTTAATGGAAAATCACCTACAGCCACTGTATTTGGACAATGGCAGGATTTAGTGATAGGAGATGAAAATACTAACTTTACATTTGGTACAATAACGTCATCACAGTTCTACGCCTTAACTATGGATAGAACAAGATATAAAGAATCTTTATTTTTAGGTTCACTAGCATTAAAATTATCAGGCAGTTCTGGTTCTGTAACATTAACAGATAATAGTAACTATGTCTCTGCAGTACAATACTGTGAAGCAGGAAGAGTATTCCAACTTATCACTGGTTCTCAAGGTGCAAAAGCCACTATTGGTAGTGCTAATACAGCTGATGGATATTCAAAGAATTCAGGTTCATACGGTTGGTTACTCCCAGATATAGGTACTATTATATTAAACCCACTAGCATTAGCTGATTTCGCAACCAGCGGTGGTATAGGATTCCAATATAGTGGTTCTTCATCAGGTTCAGTAACACCTAATGTATCTCCAAATGCTAGTTTATTTAGAGCCATAAGTGGGTCATCACCTTCATTCACACTTAACAGTCAAGAAACTATAACGTCAGACTATGTGTTTGTAAGACCAAGAAGTTCAGAATACAACTACTCTGAGAACCCATCATACATCTCAGGTTCAACTGGTGAGGTAATATATCCATACTTTATTAATAACCCACAGACATATATTACCACAATTGGTTTATATAACGATACAAATGAATTACTAGCTGTAGCTAAATTATCTAGACCACTACTTAAGAACTTCACGAAGGAGGCACTTATAAGGCTGAAACTCGACTTTTGATGAATGATAGCATACAAACAACTTTTAGCATCTGATGTCATAGTGACACCATTCGAGGTAAACAAAGCGTTTGCCTTTAGTGGTTCAGGCATGACTGGATCTACAGTTGGTATAGACAGATTTTTAGGAGTAAACTACAACACTATTCCATGGGTATCAGGATCACATCCTACAGGATATATATCAATTCAAGATGAACAATTAGTATATGATTCCATACAGCAATTATATTACTCAAATTATCTAAGTTCTAGTTATGGTGACTCTGCTAATTCATCAAGTTTAATACCTGGTGCTAATACTGAAGGGAATGTTTTAGTAGGTACTACTCCTTCACCTGGCATGTATGATAACTACTTACAGACTACATTAACATTCGCTAAAAATTTTCCAACAGGGGTTGGTCAGCCTATAAATGTAGTATCCATACCATCTCGTTTATTTGGAGATTATATTCAACCTAATTCATTTTATCTTAGATATTATGATACAGAAAACGCCACAACATATTCATTTGTAGATGATGGTGAAGGTAACTTAAAAACAGGTAGTACTATAGTAGGTAATATATTTTATCCTCAAGGTATGGTAGTGATAACAGACGATACTTATCTAAACATACAATCATCAACAAATATTACATGCTCATTTTCCTCGTCTTATACTATATATGAGACCCAATATAAGTGTACATTCAGAGAAAACGAGTTTAACTACACACTCAATCCCACACTCCAATCAGACACAAGTGGGTCATTATATTCATACACAACTAGTTCACAATGGTCACCATATGTAACAACAGTTGGTTTATATGATGAAGCACAAAATCTGCTCGCCGTAGGTAAATTATCCCAACCTTTACTGACTAGCGCAACTACAGACACTACAATATTAGTAAATATAGATATGTAAATTATGTTACAAGTTATGAATCCAATGTATGTTGAGGATCTCATCAATGACCCAACATTCGATATAAATGAGTATTACGGTTACGTCTATATGACAACTAATCTAGAAAACGGTCGTCAGTATATTGGCAAAAAAATATTCAAGAACACCAACAACAAGAAACTAGGTAAAAAAGAATTAGCCACCCTACCTACACAACGTGGTCGTACTCCTACCAAGAAAAAAGTAGTGACAGAGTCTAACTGGAAAACGTATTACGGTTCAGCAGACGAGGTTAAGGAATGGGCCAAAAATATACCCTCAGATAAACTACAGCGCGTAATATTACGTTTATGTCATTCATCTAAGGAACTAACATATTATGAGACCAAATACCTGTTCGAACATGATGTACTATCAGATGATAAACGTTGGGTAAACAATAATATATTGGGAAAGTTTTTTCCTAAAGACTTGGCTATCCAAATATAGGATATTACATTATAAGTTATATGATAAATCAAGCTCTAGTTGCGATAGTAAATTCTGTTTTAGGTAGTGGTAAAGCCACATCTAAGGGCAATTACGCTTATCACTGTCCATTCTGTAAACACCATAAGCCCAAACTTGAAGTAAATTTCACTGAAAATAGTAGTGGTGTAAATCCATGGCATTGTTGGGCGTGCGATAAGCGAGGTAAAAAATTAGTACAACTGCTTAAAGCGTTAGATACACCCAAGGAAAAAATAATGGAGCTAAAGTCGTATCTTAAGATTGACACCCAAGATACCACACCTGCTACAACTGAGA